AGACTATGCATTAGGATAAATCCCATACCTGCTGCATCAATTTTAATTAATTGATTCTGAGGCATAGGGTGTACTCTGGCTAATCCAAAGCCACCATCTTCATTAGCAACAAAACTAAATAATGTAGGCATTGGAACCATTAAAGGTTCCTCTGGATTATCTGTAGTAAAATATACTCCAGTAATCATAGGACGCTTCTCGGCATCTCTACTATCCCATAATAATCTAAACTTTTCTGGACTAATTACTACATCTGAGTCTACCCAGAATAACCATTCGTAATCAGTCTTGTCATACCAGTAATCAAAAACTGTTTGTCGCTGTCTGCCAATTTGATTGCCTTGGCTACGTAATGTTGTAGCAAATTCTACGCCAGACTTTAGCATTACATCTGCTACGCCTTGCATAAACTTGCCATCTACCATTCCATTATCACACCATACAAGTGCTATAGAATCTTTTTTGCTCATAGTCCCCTGTGTCCCTATCTGTACTTTGCTGTTTTCTTTGCTATTGATTTAGGTTGCTTTACAAATTGCCTACCTTTTTTCATACCCTCACGCTTAGCCTTACTAGTTGCTGCGTACTCAGATGAAGACAATGCTTGTCTTGCTTTCTTAGGTAGGTATCTTTCTCCAGTAGCCTTGTTACCTTGAGTGCTGGGCTTGCCAGACTTAGTGCCCCAATCTTCTTTGGTCCACTTAGATAAAGACTTTTGCTTACTACTCTTACTACCTGAATAACCACCGCCAGCCTTCTTATATGCAAGTGCTACAAGTTGTGCTTTACGTGCAGACCATTGCCCAGGTTTACCACCTTTAGAACTAGCCATAACACGATTCTTAATACGGTTTCTAAGTTCAGGATTGGTATAGGCCATTACCACTTAACCTTATCTGCCCAATACGCTGCAGACATTTTGCCCTTAGCAATATTCTTAGCGTGGCGTGCTTTAAATGATTTTTGTCTAGCAGTAGGTTGTCTATCTCCAGTTACACCTTGCTGTCCAAATCTAATTGTTTTAACTTGAGTACCAACTTTAGCCACTACTACGTGTGATTTAGTTGGATGATTAGGGGTACGCTTTGGCTTATTAAAACCAGATACTCCTGCTCTCTTTAATCTTGAATCTTTCATTTGCTCCCCTTAATTACTTCTTTTGTCTTAGGGTCAAGGCGAACTTTTTCGGTGCCATTCTTTCTAAGAATAACAATTACTCCATCACGCATAATAGATTTATTGAATCCATCGTGGCGTTTGCGTTGACCCGATGACATTACTTTCCTCGTCCTGCTTTTCTCATACCCTTAACCTTTAATAGATTAGGGTTCTTTTTAATTGCTGACTTGCTGGCTTTCCTCGCACCTGCAGCCAAGATTGCTCCAGCACGTTCCTGTGAGATACCTTGTTTTTTCGCAATTTGCTTCTGCGCTGCTTTGAAGCCCATTCCCTTTTTGGCTTTCATTATTTCTTCTTTCCATAGCGCTTTTTCATTAATGCATCTAATGCTGCAGTTTGTTCTGCTTTAGTCTTAGCCATACCTTTAGGAGATATTGACTTTTGAAATTCTTTAATAGCATCTTTACCTGTAAGTTTTACCTTAAGTGGAGTAGGCTTACCTTTTATTTTTGAAACAACAGTTGGTTTTGCCTTAGGTTTTTTAGGTGCCATATTACTTCTTCTTACCCATTTTCTTTTTGGCCATCTTCTTCATGCCCATTTTCATTTCCATTTTTTTCTCTGCTTTAGATTCCATCTTCTCACCCTTAGCATAAGCCTTGGCTGCAGCCTTACCCTTAGCAGTATATGGGAACTTTTTCTTTCCTACTTTTGGCATTACATTCCTACCTCTCGCATTGTGTTTGCTACCCGTTGGTCTATTTTCTGAGCCGCTGGCATAGTATTTGCATCATATGGTTTGTTTAACTTCTCAGAGGCTTCCCGTGCTGCATTAATTTGCCGCCAAGTTGTCCCTCCTGGTTGGATGCCTTCGGCTCTAGCAGCCCGATAAGCAGCCAATTCTCCATCCCATTTCTTCTGGGCTATCTGTTTTCTAGCATCTCCAGGTGCTAACTCTAGAGTGCTTATCTTGCAACCAAAGCATCCTTCTACAAACTCTGGATGAGTTCTCTCTTGATGTAAACTCATAGTGCTGTAAAGTTGGCTGAAGTAACACCAACATTCCCAGCAATTAATGCTGCTCTAGTTGTATCGTCAACTGTATGGGTATAACCACCACGATAAAATTCATCGTAGTTTGCTATATCTTCATCTACTGGATATCTTACTTGTGAATAAGTAGCACCAGATTTAGCAATACTGATACCCCTATTTAATTTATAAAAGTAAAACAGCCTAGCACCACCTGCTGGTCCCTCTTCTACATTAGGTGTTTTAAATAAATAATATGCCATTGTTCTCCTTAATGAACTTACTGTAAGACACTGCAACGTATTCGCCGTATAAACAGTGTCTTACCGTCAATCAACTAAGCAGCGATTGAAGAACCTGATTCGATTCTGTATAGAGCCTCTTCGCGGTAGCGTGCAAAGCCTAATACGCCGTACCAGCCCATTGGGCGATGACGCATCAAGCGGTCCACTACTGGTCCGATTACTGTGTGTGGCTCTTCTGCTACAGCCTCAGCAAGTGCTTGCTGTCCGCAAATAATTGTGCGGTATACGCTGTTAGCAGCGGTTCCACCAGAACCATCTGCAGCCTTGTACATACGTGGAGTCTCTACGAAGTATGCTCCGCCGTATACACCGATTTCTCCAGCCCATACGCGGTCTTGTGAAGCACCGTATTGGTTTGGTACTAACCAGTTACCTGTGTCAGTAGCAAGGCGGAAATCGTGTGATACCTCTGGGTGAATACCAGCCCAGAAGTTTGTACCCTTACGAGGTACTGCTTTGTTAGCACGTAGTTTTGCAACTGCCTTTAGAACGTTAGCAGAACTTAGAGTTGCTGCTGAAGTAATTGTTGCAGTTGAAGTTGCTGTTGAACCTGAATAGATTACGTTTGAACCACCACGCAATGTTGTCATTGCGATAGAGTCAATAGAATCTGCAAGGTTAAATGCAATGATGTTAGCAATTGCTGGGTCTACATCTGCAAGAGAGAATAACTCTAATGCACGAGTTACCAATACTGAGTTACCGTACTCTGAAAGAGTAATGGTTACTGAGGTTGGTGTAGACAGCGCCACTGAATCGACATCATCTGTCTCTGTCAATGGTGATGTTGCTGTTGAAAGGTCAACGTAGCGTTGTAGAACAACTGTTGAACCTGGGATTGCTTGTCTTGCTGGACGCTTATCTGCAACTGAACGAATTAGTGGTTCAGAACGGAGAGCGAATTCAAGAAGACGGTCATACGCCTTTTGAACTAAGCCAGCAGAACCAGCGGTTCCTCCAAGAGAGGATGAACCTGTGGTTGTATAATTTACTGTAGGCATTTCGTCACCTCCAAGTGACTATGAACGGAATTATTATTGTTGTGACCGCAATAATGCAATTAACTCATCGGCAGATTCTGCACTGTCGATTCTTGAATTAAAGTCTTGCTCACGGTCTGGTGTAATAGCCCCTTGAGTAACTACATCCTGTTGGCGTAATGCCGCAAGGGATGCGTTATCCGCATTAGACTGAGTAGGAACACTAATTCCAAATAAATCTGCGTTATCGTCAAGCCAGTTAGAAACTGTATCTTCGTTAACATCATCTAAATCTTTTAGTACTAGTCTTGCTGCTTTAAGGTTTACACCTTTTTTCTCTAGGACTTCCTTGACGACTCGCTCACGCTGCACCTTGGTTAAACCCTCAAGTTGCTCAGTAAGTTCCTTGATACGCTTCTCATCTGCACGTTTGGCTTTTCTTAGTTTCTTAACTAAGTCATCACCTTGCAGAGGTGTATCGTTATCTTGGTCTTCGTCTTCGTCTTCCCAGTAATTGTTGCTCATAGCAACCACCCTTTCTATTCGTTGATTAGTTCGTAGACCACAGTTCAGTTCGGGGAAACTGGCTGGCTTCTACTCCCAGACTTATACACCTCACGGGGCTGGTAGGTCCGTGTAGGGAATCTATTTAGAAGTAACCTGCAGAACTAGACCTACGCATGTAGGTAGTTGATAGTCCAGGTTGTGCTACTCCTGATGAACCTTGGAAGGCTGCTTTTTCACGCTCTACCAATTGTTCTTTTTTGCGTTTAGCAGATGCTAACCCTTTAAAGGTTGCTTGCTCTGCCTCTGTTTGACCGTAAGTAATTCCTTCTTCATCATAAATCTGACCTAACTTAGTAGCAGTAGGTAACTCTCCTGCAATGGTTTCATAACCAACCTGTGCCTGCTGTCTAGTAACACCAAATCTAGCAAGGTCTTCAGCAGTAGTAGTAGTGGCTGCTAATCCTTGACCTATTGCAGCACCACCAATTTCAGCAGCAGTTGCCTTTTCTTTAAGGTTTACTAAAGCCTTCTTAGGGTCTAAGAAATACTTAACAAGGTCTGCTTCACCAATACCATAGAATTGTTGGAATGCACTTTTAGTTGCTGGGTCAGCCATCTTAACTCTATCTACAGCAGTAGATACTCTGTCGGTAAATTCAATAGCAGATACATCAGCACCAATAACATCGGCTATTGCTGATTGTTTAGTAGCCTTATCTACACCAAAATAACTTTCAAGACCATATGATTTAAGAGTCTTTGTGTAATCATCTTCTAGCGCTAAGTACTCAGCCTCGCTTAATACATTCAATCCAGCAGTACGTCTTAATTCATTTCCTCTGAATCTTGCAATATAGGCTTTGTTATATTTAGGGTCAGTCTTCAGGGCAAGGGTTGCCTCTTCTGGCTCATACCCTTCCTTCATTAAAGTTTCTATTACGCTAGATAAGTCATCTAAACCATACTGAGCAAAGACACCTTTAAGTAAAGCAAAAGCATTTCTAGTGCCTTTATCTATATCAACATTTTTATTACCACTAGCATCTCCACCAGTATTTACATTAGTATTTACATTAGTATTTCCTTTGGGAGTTACTTGTCCAGTATCTGGATTATATACATAACCAAGGTCCTCATATTGTTTTGCAACTTTTTCTGTTTGAACATCTATACCAGCATAGGCTTTTTCAAATGCTGCTCGTGTTTTTGGGTCAGATATCTGTGAAACTAAACTTCTTGATTCTTCATAAGTAGATTTAGCAGTAATGGTTGGTAAAGGGACAGCCCCAGTTTTTATTATTTCTTGTGCCTTTGCTAGTCCAGTATCAGCCTGAACGGCTGCTAATGCATCTCTAACCGCTTTTTCTTCTGCGGACATTTTAGATTTTTTAGTTGCCATTATGCTATCAATCCAAAGTTACGAAGAATATTGTTGGCATATCCAGCAGCAGTCTCTAGAGCATTTGAAGTATTACCCCAACGTGGGTCCTTTTTAAGGACACGTTCAAATTCAGTCAAGTTCATTGCTCCTTTATTTCCGTTATTCTTAAGTGCTAATTGAATGGTTGGATTCAATGTATCAACTTGGTTTTCTGGTATCTCTAAAATCTGACGCATTGCATATTTATAGTTAGCAGATAAATCATCAAGGTCAACATCTTCAGATAGAACATCTGCTAGGTTAGAATAAGTAGCCTTAGATATAGCAAGTATCTTTGCATTAATTGCTTTAGTATTGTTTTCATTATTCTTTAATGAATTTGCTACATACTTCAAGGCATCTTGATTAGTTAGTGTTACGCCATACTTCTTAGCATAGGCTAGTGTGCTATTAACTGCTTGAGCAGCACCTGAACCACCCTTTAATACTGTATCAATATCAGAGCCATCAAGTGCTTTGCCAGCAATTTTACGCTGTAGTTGAAGTATATCTTCAGCATCTAATTGATACTCACCTGTGGTTACCTTTGAGGTACCACCAGAATCTGTATCTTTAGTAGTAGTAACTTGAGCATTTTTCTTTTCTAGTGCTCTTAAATCTTTGTAGTATTTGTTTAGTTCTTCATCTGTAGCGGCTCTTCCTACATAGTCTATAAAGAATCTATTTAGGTCAGAATCTGCTTCATCCTTTTTAGTTACATACTCATTGTAATCTACCTGTGGACCACCAAGGCCAGCACTCTTAAGGTCTTCCTGTACATATTGAAAGAATGACTTTGGGTTAATATTCTTATTAATCTCTAAATCATTTACCATTGCCTTAGTATGTTTTTGTAAGGCGTATGATAATGCTTTGCCAAAACTCTCACTAGTAGTATCAAGTCTATTGTAATCGTTCTGAGGGATTCTAAGACCAGCATTTCTTAAGTCATCAAATAAACCCTTAAGACCACGAGGAGATTTAATAGAATCTTCTATAACTCTTTTTCTTACTCCATCAAAATTAGATGTAGAAGGCGCATAATCATTAACAAGTTGGCCAGGCTTATCTTTCATAAATAATGGAACTTTAGTTTGAGGTCCTATGTAAATATACTGTTGAACCTGACTATCACCTTCAGTACCACTAACCCAACTACCACCAGTACCAGGGTCAACTGTTACCTTTAAACCTTTAGCATTAACATCTTTTACAAACTCATTATCACCCTCATATGGCTTAATGCCAGGAGTACCACCATCTGCAGTTATCTGTGCCGCTTCTAAGGTTTCAA